CGGGCCATGATGGTGACATTGACCCCACCGCCGCCGTAGCTCTGTGCTTCACGCCGCGACAGCACCCGCTCGCCCCGCTGCAGGATTGCAGGCACCTCGTCGTGGCGGAGCCCTGCAACGCCGCCGGAGTGCATCCGGGGCGCATCCGCGAACGCCATCGCCGGGACCATCCGGCCTGGTGCGGAGGCACCTACCATGCCGCCTGCATGCAAGATGTTCGCGAAAATCCCGCCGGCACCCCCAAGCGCGCCGGAGAGTGCATTGGCGATGGGCCCGAGGATAAATCGACGTGCCGCCAGCTTGGCGAGATCGGCCAACAGCGAGGTAACCAGATCGCGGAAATCCAGCTTGCCGGTCTTCACGAACGTGGCCACCGCATTCTCTGCCGACTGGAATGCGCCGACCAGCGCCTGGCCGATATCGCCGCCGATATCCCGGGCCTTGTTGGCATAGTCGCTGAGCGCTGCGGTGATCGCCTGCCAGCCGGTGACGGCGGCTTCGGTGTCGGGTTCGGCGGCAGCGGCAGCAGCCCCGACCGCAGCGCCTGCACCCGTGGCCGCCCGTCCGGCATCGCCAAGGGCTGTCTCAAGACGATCAGCCGCGTCCGTCGCTTCGGTCAGCGCGCCTGCGCCACCCTCATTGCTGCCCCGCACCGCGTCACGCAGGGCCTGCCAACTGGCGAGCGGCGCACGCGCGCCCTCGGCCAGATCGCGTGCCGCGCCGCGATAGGTGTTGGCAGTTGCAAGGGCGGTATTGGCCGCCTGGGTGAGCCCCAGATCGGGGGCTGTGAGCGGATTGTCCTCAAAAGCGCGGTCGAAAGCGGATTGAGCGGCGGTGGTCGCAGCCGTCGCTGCACCCTCAAACCGGTTCTCGATCTGGCCCAGTTCGAGATCGGGGATGATCGAGATACGCCGCTCCGACCCGAGCGCTTCCAGCCCCTGGTTGATCCCGCCGATGAATGTATTGATGCGCGAAACGACGCCATTCAGCATGGCTTCGACGCCGTCGATCAGGCTGTTGGCCGCCTGAAACGCCAGATCGCCGATGGCCGCCGGAAGCAGTCCCCAGATCGCCTTGATCGCCTCATAGGCCCCCTCAAACGTGTTCGCGGCCGTGTTGCCAAAAGCCACGACGCTATCGATGGCGCTCTGCATGCCGGAGGCGGCATCGGCCTTCAGATCGAAGAACATTGCCGTGGCCGCAGCCCCCGCCGCCGCAGCCCCCATCTTGATGCGATCCCAGACCTCGACGGCGAGGTCTTTCAGGAGGGACATCGCTTCGCCAAACCCACCCGCACCGGAAACAAGGCGGGTGAACTGGTAGACAAGCTCGCCCGCGCCAACGATCAGTGCCCCGATGCCGGTGCGGATCAGCGCGCCGCGCAGAAGGACCAGCGCTGTAGCGAGCCCACGGACCGACAGCGCTGCGACCGCCATCCCGGCGACCCAACGCCCTGTAAGAAAGGCCGCAAACGTGGTGGCATAGGTGGTCAGACGGCCGATATTGTCGAAGAGGCCCCGGATCGCGATGCCGAGCGGACCGGTCCGGCTGGCCACGGCCGCCATGGCATTCGCGACGGCTTCCAGCGCAGGGGCTGCAGCAACCGCGAGCTGGTTCGACAGGCCACGCCAGATCAGGCCGAGCCGCGATATGGCGTCGTTCGTCCGCTCGATCTGGTTGGCATCCTGCTCGGAGACGACCACCCCGAAGGCGAGCACGTCCTCGGTCGCCTGGCGCAGCGTCGCGGTGTCGATGCGCGACATCGCGATGGAGCCTTCTTCGCCAAAGAGCTGACCGGCAACGGCGGCGCGTTCGGCCGCAGGCACGAAACTTTCGATTGCCGCGTTGATCGCGCCCACACGTTGGTCAAGCGGCAGGGCGATCAGCTCGGTGGCCGAGAGCCCCAGCCGCTCCAGCGCATCGGCGGCGGGACCGGTCCCGGCGGCCGCCTGGCTGAGACGGCGCGTCAGATCCTTCGTGGCCTGCTCAATCCCGGAGATGGAGACGCCCGCCAACTCACCCGCCCGCTCCAACGTCTGGATCGAGGCGACGGTGGTCCCCAGCGATTGCGCCAACTTGGCCTGCGCGTCGACGGTTTGCAGCCCGGATCGGACCATCGCCACGCCAGCAGCGGCAGCGGCGGCCACGGCGGCAGCGGCGGCCACTGTGACACGGCGGGAAAACGCCGCGAGCCGTGTATTGGCCGCTTCCATCTCCCGGCTAAGGCGGCCGAAGCCGCGCGCCCCGGCTTCGCCCACGCCTTCCAGCTCGGCACGCACCTGTCGGCCGCCGACTGCGGCAAGTCGGACAGAAACGCGCTTTTCAGCCATTGGAATGATCCATCTGTTCGTTGAGTTTTGCCACCATCACCGCCTCGATGGCGGGCAGCAGTTCAGCTGCTGCGGCAGGTGGCACGCCGAGTGCATCGGCCAGCGCCAGCGCTGCCGACATGTCCCAGCCGACAACCGCGCCCGGCAGCACACGGAGCTGGCCACCGAGGCGACCGACCAGGTCCCAGACCTGCCAGCCGTCATGCGTGAGCGGCTGGTTCAGCCGCGCCGGGCAGTCTTCGCAGGTCGCTTGGCACGCGTCGCAGTAGCGCTCGCCCCCGCCGAAGGACCATTCGGCGAGAGCGCGGAGACGTTTTTTTCCTGTTCCAGCAGCAGACCTTTGGAAACGTAGGTCAGCTGGAAGGCTTCGAAGATCGGCCAGACATCGAGCAGCGCGTCGATAGCCTCGGGGCTGGGGACGATCACGTTGCCATCTGCGTCACCGATGCCCTCCCAAGTGAGAACTGCCCGGCGCGCCAGCGCCTTGGCGAAGGCAACGGCGCGTTCCTCGTCGCTGGCCTCCTCTGGCAGGCTTTCGACAACCGGATCGCTGCGCGTCGCGACCATAATGGCCGTCGTCAGCGGGCGGAGTTGCACCCGCACGCCGGGTGCAAGGTCGTGCCAGCGGGGTGCATTCGTCAGATCGAGCGTCAGCATCAGTAAATCTCCACATCATTCACGAGGGTGGCGGTGCACATCCGGCCGACGGTGCTGTCGCGGGCAGCCTGCCAGTCGAAGGTCGCCTGCACGCCCTGCGGTCCAGAAATCTCGATCCGGGGGCGCGGCAGATAGACGGCGTGCACGGTGAAGGTGAAGCTTTCACCAGACGGCAGCACATAGGCAAACTCAAGCTCACAAGGATCGCCATTGATCGCCTGTGTCACCAGTGTCTGATCGGCGAACCGCACCTCTATGGAGCCGGTCAGAGCCGCAATGGAAGGGTCCGCGCCGTCGATGCGGCCGTCCGAGCGGATGGTTTCGATTCGGTCGAGGTTGTTGGCATAGGTAATGTCGGCTGAAACGACATTGCCGAGAGCGGTGCCATTGCGGGTGATCGCCCCGTTGAAATGGCCGAAGCGCTGCAATTCAAGCTCGGCGGGCGTGCCTGCGCTGGTCGTGGTCCCGACCGTCTCGCCCTGTGCGACCAGCCGCGCCGTCGCGGTCAGCAGCCCTGAACGCTGCATCTGCCAATTGATCTGGTCGAGTACGCAGCCCGAATACATCGCATAGCGTGGCACCTCGGGCATGCCGGTCTCGATGGACATGCTGGGCAGCGTCCAGGACCCCGACTGAAATTCATGAGTCCAGGGGCCGGTTCCGGTCGTGGTCGAATCGCCAAAACCCGCCTTCAGCCAGAACCCGAAGGCCTCGGCGTCGATCGGCACCATTACATCGCCATCGGCCGTCACCGCGTCCTTGATCGGGGCGAGAGGGTCGCGGCCATACCCAAGCAATTCGCTGTTCAGGAGAGGCTGTTCCGATCCCAGCGAAGTGCTGGCGAAGGGCATCTTCGTGAACCCACTGACCGGCGGAGTGCCGTAAACTGTCTCATACGCAAGCGCCATCTGCGCCCGCGCGCCTTGCGCACGTGCCATGGGGGTCTCCTTTATGGTGGGGTGTCAGGCCAGCGGGCCGGTGGTGGTGTAATGCAGGTTGATCGTGATCACCGCCGCCTTCAGGGCCGCCGCGCCCTCTACAGGCAGATCGACCGAGGCCGGGGCTTCTGGTTCAACCCAGTCGCATAACCCGCCCAATGTACGATCTGCTTCCAATGCCGCGCCGATGGAGGCGATCAGGCTGTCGAATGCCGTTGCGCGGCCATTAGGGGCCTGGACGACCACCTCGAGCTCGGCCTGGTGCTGGTAATGGAAGCGAAGCGGTGACAGCGTCACCTCCGGTTCGCCCGGCTGGCCGTCGCGCAGGATGATCAGCCCCGCCGCAGGGATACGCTCGGGCAGCACCTCGTCACGCAAGGTGAGGGCGGCAAGAGGCTGCAGCCGCGCCAGCAGGGCGGCGAGGACGGTTTCGCGGGTGGTGGGCATGTTTGCTCAATCTGTTGTTCGTCAGCGCAGCAGCAGCTTCGAGACCGGATCAGGGTGAAAGCGCGAATGCAGCATTCGAGACGAGGTGACGGATTGCGGACCTTCGATGCATCAAGCACCAGGGTCTGCTCTGCGGACAAAGTAAGCTTTCGCTGCAAGTGCACCAATGTCAGCTTCGGGGAGGCCGTTCAAAAACGGTGGTTTTTGAACGCTATTGGCTGGCGCAGCATGCAAAGGAAAGGTACGCCAATGTCCCAATCACCAGCGGTTTTTTATCCCACCCTTCGAACTGAGCCAGCGTTTCTCTGACATGGCGTTCTCCGTGGCTTTAAGTACGATCCAATGAGTCGAACGGCGCAATTATCTCGCCAGCTCTGAAAATCTGCTCACGCTTGAACTGGGCGATGGATGTTAAATAGTTGGATCTAGTCGCCCTGCCGGGATGGTCGTGTCGATGTCTTCGGCCAGCAAACTTGCTAACGCGTGAAATTAGCTGATGGCACAGGGTCAGTCCCTATCGAGACCCTCGTTGCGCAGTAGAGCAAGCTTTGCTTGATAGTCCCGCTCATCAAATACCTTTTTCATCAAGGATATGAAGTCTTGATGGCCCCGAGAAGCCCTGTCGTCGAGCCATTTCCACCATGTCTGAGGATCGATACCAGCGCTTTCATCAAGAAAGGTCACAAGCAGGCGCATCGGATGATCAGCATCGGCGAAATGCTCAAACAGACCGGCGTCGATTAGTAGCTTCTGAGTCGTGACCCGCGCTTCAGCGCCGCGCGACATGGCCTCGTATAGGATCGCCATCGCCTGCCTCGCCTTGGTCTCTGCGACAGTGTACTTGCGGGACGAGTCGCGCGTCTGCGCTGCATCGATTGCAGTGATAGCTTCCTCATACGGCAGATTCATCCGCTCCACCTGACCATCCCATCGTTCGCCTTGAAGCCTGTTGAAGGCTTCGACGACAGCGGGATCTGACATATAGCTTTCTAGAAGGTCGAGTTCTTCCTGTGTCATACGGGCGGCGCGGTCGGACATCATGTGATCGACCAGCCCTCGGTCGCTCTTTGCTTTAACCTGTTTGGCAATAGAAACAGCGGCAATGCCAGCGCCAACAATGGCGGCTCTACCCAGTAACTTGCGAATACTCATGTCTTACCCCGTCTTCAATGATGTCATAATTGCAGTAAAGAATATTTATTGGTAGTTAAGCGGTGTCAGGCTTGCTTGTCAAAGTTCCACGGCATGAGGTCGTCGACCGGAATTTGCGTCCGTAAACCAGATCCTAGCGCACTCCAAAAACCCTCCTTTTTGGCACGCCTGCAAAATACCTCGTTTGACACTGCCACAAACCCCGTTCAAAACTCAAGCAGTTGTTGAAGGTTTTTGCCTCTACCATGATAGCACACTTTAGCCGCATTGCAGAAATTCGGTCGAGAGGGCTCACTTCTGCCGTTAGCTGCGCCATCCACGAAGGCCCGGTCTGGGCCGCTACAACGGAACTCATGACAGCTTTCCCTCCACCCACTTCGCCACGATCAGCCCCGGCACGCCATCCACTGCCCGCTCTGCATCGCGCGCCAGATCGAGCCGTTTCCCCAGCTTGACCTGTGGCACCAGCAGGAAGATCGGTACAGTCGCCACGCCGCGCCCGGTTTTGGACCTGCTCGCTACCGCGCGACCTTTTGTATTCAGCCGCCCCTCGGCCACCAGCAGGCTTGGCCCGCGGCGGCGATAGACGAAGCGCAGGCGCAGCCCGCGTCGCCGTTCCCATTCGCCGGGGGTGATCCTGCCACCGCGCAGGGACTTGCCAGCGGCGGGGAGCGGAAT